TGCAAAATGTAGATGGTTTTTTCTTTTTATCCACAAGATATTGACCATATCCACATGCCACGCACCTTTTTTCTTCGTGGAAGCCGCCTTCTTGACCACATCATCCCACTGCATTGTTGAGTGGCTGATAGCTGCCGTCCTCGCGGAGGTGGATGACGTATTCCATACAGAAAACCCTTCCGATATAATCAATTTGTGTGTATCTAATGTTAATAATAGTATAGAATCATAATAATCTGTTGTCAAGAAGAATAAAACTATCGAGCACTTTTTGTCAAGCACTTCCGGGAAAAACAATGCGCAAAGCAGGAATATATTTGTGCGCTGCTGCCCTTGCAATGCTGCCGCCAAAATGGTATGATGGAAATGAACAAAAAAATACAGAAAAGGAGTCTTCCACATGGCAAAGAAAACGAAAACCCAGCCGAAAGCGCGTAAAACAATCACCTCCAATAATCTCGCTGATTTATCAAAACTCGTCAAAGAGCTTGCACAAGACGATGAAAACCCGGAAAATCAGCAAAAGCCATCGGCGCTTGACAAAAAAATCATCTACAATGAGTTCCAGAATTCAACGTACACGCTGGTGTCGCCGATGGCATACCTTATTGGCATCGACAAAGAAAACTTTGGCGAAGAAAATGCAAGACCATTTCTGCTGAAAAGCTACGAAGAGCTGGATGCGCACAAAGAGGCGCGCATTATTCGCAATCTGTGCCGCATTCGCACGGCGATGGAACGCAATTATCCAGCCATTGTGAATGAATTTCGCATGAGCTTCCGCAATATCGGCAGCGTACCGAATCTCATTCCATCAGAAGCGGTGGCGCAGCTGGAACAGGACGGCGTCAGAATTTACAAAGCAAAGCCGGATATTGACGAATACATTATCAGCATCAATTGTGAAATCAGCAACCGAATCAATCAAGTGGCGCGCTTTTTCCCGGAATGGGTGAAGTGGGACTATGTGAAACCCATTTTCCTGATGCCGAACGGGACGAAAAAAGAGGGTATCAAAAAAGCAGGGGAATACTATAAAAGCGATACCCGCCGCTACCCGTTCCACTGCTGGATTAACTGGGATGCTGTTGCCACAAGCCCGGAGAGCAAGGGCAATATCCTCTATAATGATGAAAAATTCGTAACGATTCTCTATGAACGCCACGAAGACCGCTTTGAAAACCTGTCGCTGGTGCGTGATGCGGGCAACCACACGATGCGCAATCTGGGCAGGCTGCTGGAGCAATGCAAGAAATGCCTGATTGCGGTGGACTGCGAAAATTCGGATGCCGTGAAGCTCGCGGCGGCGCTGAGCAGCCTCCCGACCGAGCAGCTGGGCAAAATATCCAAGGTGATTTTGTTTGACAGCGAGTATACAACGGCACAATGGAAAACGCTGGTTGACCGCACGCTCTCTACGGCGGTGGATGAAAAAGCGAACCTTGAGCTGGAACATATTAAGGTCGAGCGGCTGAACCAGAACAAATCGCAGTGTGATATGGCGCTGGCGGTGCGGACAAGCCGCGAAGTGTATACCTCCGGCGTGGATGCGGTCATCCTTGTTTCGTCGGACAGCGACTACTGGGCGATGATTCGCCAGCTGGACAGCGTCCGCTTCCTTGTTATGCTGGAGAAGGGCAAAACGGGCATGGCCATCATGGACACCTTGGCGCGGCATGAAATCCCGTTCTGCTTCATTGACGACTTCTGCACGGCGGCGTCGTACAACATCAAAACCAGTACGCTGATCAATGCAATTCAGGAGCAAATCAATCAGCAGCTGGCGGGAGAACGCACGAAACCATTCAACGTTCGCGAGATGATGGAGACGGCGCTGCAAAACTCGTGGATTATGATGACGGACAAGGAGAAGGAAGCATTTTACAAGCGATACTTGCTGTGCATGAAACTGAATGTCAGCCCAGATGGCGCGGTCAGCATCACGCTGGGATAAAGGGCAGCGCCTCTGAACGGTGGAGCGAAGGAAGGCTTTGCTTGATGACTTGCCATTTCTGAACCTGCATACGCTCTTTTAAACAGCATCGGCACAGCACCAAGTTTTCATTTGACGCTGTGCCGATGATTTTGTATGATGCTATTTCCGAATTGGTTCATCACGGAATCGACAAAGAAGGAAAGATGTGGTTTTATCCTCTTTTTCCTTATCCCTTGATATTCCTCACGCTGCCCCTTTCCACAAGGTGCACCGGCAAAATAACCTTCTTCTGCGCAATCTCTTCCTTCCGCAGCTGTGCCAAAATCATCTCCGTCGCCAAAGTGCCTTTCTTCTCCGAATCCTGATGAATCGTCGTCAGCCCCGGAATCGCCAGCTGCGAAATATAATGATCATCAAAGCCCACAATCGA